ATACCTCTGGGCCTCGACAGCGATTACAGCCTGGCGGAGCCATCATTGTGGTTATGACACGATGGCACAAACGGGATTTGACCGGACAGATTGTAAAATCATCGGTTCAACGTGCCGGCACAGATGAGTGGGAGGTCATTGAGTTTCCCGCAATCATGCCTTCCGGCAAAGCTTTATGGCCTGAGTTCTGGTCTTTAGAGGAGCTTACGTCACTACGCAACGAATTACCGTCTCCTAAGTGGAATGCTCAGTATCAGCAGAACCCGTCTTCTGAGGAAGGTGCCCTTGTAAAGCGGGAGTGGTGGCGAGAGTGGGAAAGCGATACCCCACCAGCGTGTGAGTTCATCATTCAGTCTTGGGATACGGCGTTCTTAAAGACGCAGCGTTCTGATTTCTCGGCGTGTACAACGTGGGGCGTTTTCTATAAGCCCGATGATGAAGGGCTGATGCAGCCGAATATCATCCTGTTGGATGCGTACAAAGAGCGGCTAGAGTTCCCTGAACTGAAAAAGACTGCTTTAGAGTTCTATACAGACTGGCAACCCGATGCGTGTATTGTGGAAGCCAAAGCTGCTGGTATGCCGCTAATCTTTGAATTACGGGCTATGGGTATACCTGTCGGTGAATACACCCCATCTAGAGGCAACGACAAGATATCGAGGGTCAATGCGGTGTCAGACCTGTTTGCGTCAGGGATTGTGTGGGCACCAGGTACACGGTTTGCCGAAGAGGTGATCGAAGAGTTTGCTTCGTTTCCTGCCGGCGAACACGATGACCTTGTGGATTCGTCCACACAGGCACTACTCCGGTTCCGGCAAGGCGGGTTCTTGAGGCTAAACTCAGACGAAGAAGACGAACCGTTCTATCCAAAAAGGGCCACTTATTACTAATGGAAAGAAAAGATAAAGAAAGGGCGCTAATAGATACCGCAAGGCAAATGCTTGAGGAAAGGGGCGAAAAGACTGTAGCTCCGCAAATGAATCCGGTCGTGCGTAACTATCTGAAAGACCTTGATGAAGGTTATCTGGATGACCCTAGTGATTTCGCAAAAGCCATTGATAGCTTTCGTAGTGATTTTTTGTTTGAGATGTTTCCTCAAGAGTACGCTCAGATGGAGGCTCAAGCTTTAGCCGCTGCTCAAGCTGAAGCAGAAGCGCGTGGGCCTAGGCCTCAAGAGCAAATGATAAGAAGCCCTATGCCAATAGAAGAGGTAGCGACACAAGCCCCAGTAAGGGTGCCAGAGGAGCTTAGGGCTGGAGGCCGATCTAGGATCATTTAAGTATGGTTGAAGTAAATGGCTGGCTTATTGAAAAAGCCTTTAGGCCATTGTTCAGAAAGTTCTCAAAGAAGGGCAATCGTGTGTTTTTTGATAACGCAGATTTCCCTGTCACTGCTGTTCTAGAACAAAACTACGATGTGATCAGGGCCGAGTTTGAAAAGATGCGGAACCGTATAGATGAGTTCGCGCCGTTTCAAACCATCAGCCCAGATCAGGTGTACATCTCCAACGATGACAAGTGGAAGATGTTTTTCTTGAAGGCAGGCAAGATTCGTTTTGATCGGAACTGCCAAGAGTTCCCTGAGACCATGAAGATCATAGATGCCGAAAAAAATCTGGTGTCTGCCTACTTCTCAGTGATCGGGCCAAGAAAGATGTTAATGCCCCACGAAGGCCCGTGGTGTGGGATACTCAGAGTGCATCTGGGTCTTGATATACCAACCGAGGGCAAAGGCTGCGTGTTGGTCGTGAACAAAGAAGAGTATCGGTGGGAAGAAGGCAAGGCAGTTGTCTTTGATGACACCTACGAACACATGGCGGTAAACATGACCAACCGTAACAGGGTGGTTTTGTTTCTGGACTACATGAGACCGTTGCCTGCACCGCTAAGTTGGTTGAACCACTTTGTGGTTTATATGGCACGATTCATGAACTATTTCAAAGAGCCGATAAAACGGCACAAGGAATGGGAAAAACAATTTTATAAGGACGCTGTTTGATGGCTTTCCTGCAAAGCAATATCCCGTACTTCAAGTGCTGGGTTAGGAAGGAATACACACACAACCACTCCAAGTATCACGGTGAGTTCATACACGCGATGGCAGTCGCTGTAACAACAATGCCGTGCCGTAGCTTGAGCTTCCAGATGATATTCACTGGAGCCGAGACCTACGATGACGATGATGAGCCGAACGTACACGGCGGCGCTATGTGGGCAAGGATGCCGATCACAGGTCTGGTAGCAGATACTCCGCTAGAAGAATGGCCTGAGCCGATGCCGACGTGGGCTGCTCAACCGTGGGATTGTAGTTCGCGGGAGCATTCGGTATATGTCTTGGATCGTTGTACGCCGTGCCCCTGGCTTGCTAAGATTGATGGCGAGATGTATCCGGCAAAGTACATGTTTACTGTTGATTACACGGATAACGAGATAGCCGATGACCCAGCGCAACACAAGCAGAGTCATGTTTTGGAGCTTCTTGATGCTGGGAAGTGGACTGGAAATATCGTTGCTTTGCCGAACAATAGGGTTAGAGTGACACATCCGGCATGGTTTGAAACGGGCGAAGGTGCCCCAGACTTTAGGCCATCCCAGCATATTCACTACAGCAAATCTGATTTAGATTACACGTTAGATGTAAATCAGGTGTTCGATAATCTTTATTCAGAGGATTGATCGTTGTTCAAAAAATTGAAAAGAAAAATTAAAAGGAAGGCCAGAAATAGATCATTCTCTGATCCAGTTAAGAATGAGGAACTGATGTCGGCTTTAAGTTATAAATCTAGTGGTGGAAAAGTTATGAAAAAGAAGTCTAAAGGTATGGCTGGTGGCGGGAAAATGAAAGCTAAAGGCTATATGGCTGGCGGAAAAATGAAAGCTAAAGGCATGAAAGCTGGTGGCAAGATGCCTATGGTGAAGAAGGGCGGCGAGATGGTTCCTGCTTTTGCTGCTGACGGCGTTGGCAAAATGATGGCTGGCGGCAAGACTGGTGGCATGAAGATTAGCCCAAAGATGATGGCTAATGGTGGAGCAACGATGGTTCAGAGAAAAAATGACGGAAACACAGTTGCTAGAGGCTCTGGTGCTGCTCGACCTCAGCGATTCGGAAAGAACGGATAGATGGCTATTGACCGCCCTTTGGCTACGCCGGAGTCGATATTCTCTGCTGGGCAAGGAGACGAGCCTGATTTAGAGATTGAGATTGTTAACCCTGATTCGGTGTCTATAGAAACCGAGGACGGGGGAATGATAATCGACTTTGACCCTGAGATGGGGCCGATGGGTGCAGAGATGCACGACTCCAATCTGGCAGAGTTTATTGACGAGGGCGATCTTTACAAGATTGCATCTGACCTTGTTGGTTCTTTTAAGGCCGACAAAGAAAGTCGTTCTGATTGGGAAAGAACCTATGTCGAGGGCTTAGACCTGCTTGGCTTGAAGCATGAAGATCGCACCACTCCTTGGGACGGTGCTTGTGGCGTGTTTCACCCGCTTCTTACAGAGTCTGTCATTAAGTTTCAGTCTCAAGCGATTCAGGAGTTGTTTCCGGCAGGTGGCCCTGTAAAGACTTCTGTTGTTGGCGTTATTGACTCAGAAAAAGAGAATCAAGCGAACAGGGTTCAGGATTACCTTAACTACTTGCTGACTGAAAAGATGACCGAGTATCGGTCAGAGACAGAACGCATGCTCTTTTCTTTGCCGCTGGCGGGTTCTGCGTTTCGCAAGGTTTATTACGACCCCAACATGGGCAGACCTTGCAGCATGTTTGTACCGGCAGAAGACTTTGTGGTCAGCTACGGTGCCTCTGATTTGTCTACATGCGAGCGTTCTACGCATGTGATGAAGCGTAGCGCGAACGATGTTCGCAAGCTGCAAGTGGCTGGGTTTTATCTGGATGTTGATTTACCGGCACCAGCGCCCGACTACGATGACATAGAGCGCAAGTACAATCAGTTGACGGGTGATTCCGCCAACTACGACATGGACTATCGGCACACAATCTTAGAGATGCATGTCGATCTAGACCTTGTCGGTTTCGAGGATACAAACAAGGGAGAGCCTACCGGCATTATGTTGCCGTATGTAGTCTCTATAGACCTGTCCTCTCGAACGATTTTGGCTATTCGCCGTAACTGGTATGAGGCTGACGAGCGCAAAATGAAGCGCGAACACTTCGTTCACTATCAGTACATGCCAGGTTTAGGCTTTTATGGCTTTGGTTTGATCCACATGATTGGTGGATTGGCTAAATCCGCGACCTCTTTGCTTCGACAACTGGTCGATGCGGGCACACTTGCCAACTTGCCAGGTGGCTTGAAGGCTCGAGGCCTACGAATTAAGGGCGATGACACCCCAATTATGCCTGGTGAGTTCCGAGATGTGGACGTTCCGGGCGGGTCGATCAAAGAAAACATCAGTTTCTTGCCTTACAAAGAGCCAAGCACGGTTTTGTACCAGCTTATGGGCGATATTGTAGAGGAAGGAAGGCGTTTTGCTTCGGCGGCAGACGTAAAAGCGGCGGATATGAACGCCGAGGCACCTGTTGGAACCACTCTAGCCATACTAGAGCGGTCTATGAAGGTTATGAGTGCCGTTCAAGCGCGAATGCATGCGTCTATGCGTAACGAATTGCGCCTTTTATCCAACGTTGTTCGTGATTTTGGGCCTGAATCGTACCCATACGACCAAGAAGACAAGCCTTTGGTGGCCGAAGACTTCGATGATCGCGTGGATATCATTCCTGTTAGCGATCCAAACGCCGGAACGATGGCTCAGCGCATCATGCAGTACCAAGCTGCGCTACAATTAGCGCAACAAGCGCCAGAAATGTACGATATGCCGCTATTGCACCGGCAAATGCTGGAAATCTTGAACATTCGAGACGCAGATAAGATTGTTCCGACCGATGATGACCAGCAACCGACTGATCCGATCACTGAAAACATGAATATGATCAATGGCAAGCCTGTTAAAGCGTTTGCTTACCAAGATCATGAGGCTCACATCCAAGCGCACAAGGCAATGGCGGAAGATCCCAAGGTTATGGAGATCATGTCTAAAAGTCCTAACGCAAAGAAGGCGATGGCAGAGCTTGCCGCGCACGTTCAGGAGCATTTAGCGTTCCAGTACCGAATGGAAATAGAAAAGCAGCTTGGATTCGAGTTGCCCCCTCCAGGAGAGCCGCTGCCTGAAGATATTGAGTTCAGAATCTCTAGGTTAGCGGGTCAAGCGGCAGAACAATTGAAAGGTTCTAATCAACAGCAAGCACAACAGCAGAAAGCTCAGCAACAAGCCCAAGATCCAATCATTCAGATGCAACAAAAAGAGTTGCAAATCAAGGAGATGGAGGCACAGACTAAGGCTCAGTCTGAAATGGGCAGATTGCAGCTTGATGCTCAGAAGGCTATGGCTAGAGCAGACCTTGACCAGCAACGACTGGATCAACAAGCAGAGATTGAGCAGGCAAGGCTTGGCGTGAAGATTTCTGAGAAGGAATCTAAAGATCAAGTAGAAGGCTTGAAGGCTGGGATACAGATAGCGAAAGAAGTGTTTGATGACTAACGCTTCTCAAAACGTATTTGACTATATGAGAGATCATTTGCGAGTGCAGATGAACGAATACGCCGACCATGTTAGCGGCGGCGGTTGTAAAGACTACAATGAGTACGCAAAAATTTGCGGAATCATAGAAGGTTTGGCTTTGGCTGAACGAGAAATTTTAGACTTGAAGGCAAGATTCGAGTCTGAATAACGCCGCATGTAGCGGTGCAAGCGACTCTGGACGCTTTTTTCCAGTGCAGAAGGTAAAATCTAATGTCTGAAGCATTAGCTAAAGGCGAGGTAGAATCGGTATCGATTTCTTCCGAACCCAAAACCGAGGACAACGAGCCTCGCTCGGCGCAACAGTTGCCGCAACCGAAAGGTTATAAGCTGTTAATCGCTCTACCTGAGCCTGATGAAATGACTGAGGGAGGCATCTTAAAAGCTGCCAAAACTCTGCAAGATGAAGAGGTAGGGTCTATTGTCGGCATGGTTCTGAAGCTCGGAGCAGATGCTTATAATGACCCTAAGCGATTCCCGTCTGGCCCTTTGTGCAAAGAGGGAGATTGGATTCTTATGCGATCCTATTCAGGCACCCGATTTAAGGTGCATGGCAAGGAGTTTCGATTGATCAATGATGATTCTGTTGAGGCCACTGTAGAAGATCCAAGGGGGATTATTAAGGTATGAGTGAAGCACAAATGGAGCCGGAAGCTCCTGAAACAACTTCCGCAGAAGAAAAGTTCTTTGGTGTTCGTACTCAGATTGGCAAAAAGCAATCTGACCCAGAATCAGACATTGAGCTTGAGATTGTTGATGACCGTAACGAAGAAGATCGACGGCCCCCTAGAACTGACGCATCTGACTCCAGTGAGGATTATGATGACGAGCTAGAGGGGTACAGCGAAAAAGTTCAAAAGCGAATAAACAAACTTCGATACGAGCAACACGAAGAGCGGCGGCAACGAGAAGCCGCTGAGAAAATGCGCGAAGAGGCTGTGCGGGTTGCTCAACAGCTTGCCTCAAAGAATAAAGAGATGGAGTCTCTTATTAACCGAGGCGAGGGAGCGTTAGTTGCTCAGATCAAGCAACGCGCAGAACTCTCTTTGCAACAGGCTCGTGATAGCTACAAGAAGGCGTATGAGGAGGGCGATACTGACAACCTAGTATCTGCACAGGAAACCCTCACGAGAGCGCAAGCAGAGCTACATGAGGCTGAGAGGTACGAATCAAACGTTGCATCTCAACAGGTTCAACGAGAGCAGTATGAGCAGCAAGCGTATCAGCAACAGGTTGCTGAACAGGCTGTTCAGAATGTTGCTCAACAGCAACCGCAGGTAGATCCTGAAGCTGCAAGTTGGGCACAAAAGAACTCTTGGTTTATGCAGGATGGCTTTGAAGAAATGACAAGCCTTGCTTATGGCACACATGCCGCTTTGATAAAGCGAGGCATCCAGCCTAACAGCCAGGAGTATTTTCGACAGATTGATTCTCGTCTGAGACAAGCTTTCCCAGACTATGATTGGCAGGATAATGGCGACACATATGGGCGTGACGCATCCGTGACTGCTAATCAACCCTCGACGGTGGTGGAGCCCTCCGCAAGGCGCAACGGTGCTAATACGCGCAAAATACGGCTAACGTCCACCCAGCTATCTCTCGCTAAGAGGTTGGGTTTAACCCCTGAACAGTACGCGAGGGAACTCGCTAAGGAGACCTCGTAATGTCTGAAGAGCGCACACCAAG